TGGCGGGTTATGGGCTTGCAACTCAGAAGGCTGGCTCCGATAATCAGCCGATGATCTCGCGTGAATCCACGACGTACCAGCTCAATCTCTATGGGTTTGGTGATGACGCATACGAATTGATGACGACCTTGGCCACCCTGGCCAAGCTGCTGCGCAACCAGAGGCATGCCATCACCTCGAAGTTCCCACGGCATAAATTGGCCAACGATGGAACTGCGTTCGGTCCTGGGCAGGCGATTGTGACACCGGGTATCATTAAGGCGGAGCTCGTCGCTCAGTATCGCCAGGATGAGTACAATGGCTTGGTGGAGGATACCCGCAACTTCAAGCGCCACTTGCTCGTTGAGCGTGATCCTAATAACCCGAATCGGCTCAATGTTCTGTATCCGCCAGACCTGATCAACCAGCTTCGTATCTTTGCGGTTCTGGCCCAGTTCAGGCTCCAGTATGATCGCGGTATCGACGTTGAGATCGTTGGGCAGAGTGGCCTGACTGGCGTGACTGCCCGGCTCGGCGCAGCTGCGTAAGCTTCCTCCCTGACTTGTGGCGCGCCAATGCGCCTCTTTTTTCACCCATAAGGAGAACTGGTCATGGCGCAGAAAATCGCCGGTACCGCCTTTCTGAAGATTGATGGCGACCAACTTGCGTTGCGTGGAAACTTCACCGTCTCGCCTAGTGTGATCGAACGCACAATGCTGGCTGGGCAGGATGGGGTCCATGGATTCCAGGAGTTGCCCAGGGTTCCATACATCGAGGGCGACATCAGCACGATGCCCAATATCTTCCTCGAAGATATTGAGCGACAGACCAATGTCACTGTGGTCGCTCAGCTGGCAAATGGGATGCAGTACACTCTGATCGGTGCGACCTGTAAAGCGGGGTTTGAGAACAACACCCGTGATGGCCAATTCCGCGCACGCTGGGAAGGCGTGTGGTGTGAGGAACTTCAACTCGTAGGCGCAGGATAATAACACATGAACGAGCCACAAAATCCAAAACAGTTTCGCGAGGGTTTCGTTGAAGAGGCACCGCCATCGCCTCAGACGACCACTGTTCCAAAGCCAGAGCCAGAGCCTGAGGCAAGACCTCAGCCTGAATTGGAAATTGAGAAGTGGCCTATCGTGGTGAAGCTGCTCCATAAGAAAATCAAGAACAACAATGCGGAGCTGGTGGTAGACCAACTCTCGTTTCGCGAGCCTCGTGGTGGTGACATTAATCGGTACGGCAACCCGGTGCGCATCGATCAGAATGGCGATGTGGTCATTGATGAACGCAAGATGACGACCATCATGGCGGTGCTATCGGGCATCTTGCAACCATTCCTCGAAGATATGGACCCACGGGATTGGAACTCCTGTGCGTATCGGTTGCGCAGTTTTTTTCTTCCAGATCCAGCGGCCTGGTAGGTAGCGACGCAGACAATCTAGTCCTTGATTGCTACCGTCTGGCGCAACACTATCACCAGCCGCCAGACTATTTTTTGTCCATGACACTTAGTGAGGTGCATTTGCATCTCTATCGCACAATACAACTTGCTAAGTTGAGGCGACAAGCAGAAGAGGACGATGGCTGAATTTGAGGAGCTGAGATTAACCGTCTCACTGGTCGATAATGCATCGACTGGTCTTGCTCGCCTCAAGCGTGAGATGCAGACGTTTAGTACTGAGACAAGTCAGCGATACAATCGCAGTCAGGAGGAAACAGCCAGGAAAGTAAAAGAAGCTGCTGGCGCTCATGAAAATTTGTACAAGACAATACAACAATCAATTCGGGGGATCACATCCACTATTGGCTCAGTAACCGCACTTGGTTACGCGATTTACAATCAATATTCCCAGATTACAAAATTTGCAGAAGAGATACGAAAAGTTAGTCATTCCGCTAATTTGCTCGGCACCTCCATGGGCAATTTGCGGAACATTACCCAGCAAACTGCTGCAATGGGTATTTCAGCAGAAACAACTGCACGAGCAATGGAGGGCATGCAGCGTATATCTTCCCAATTTATAACAGTGTGGGGGAAAGCAGAGTTCCGCGAGAACATAACTAAATCAATGGAGCAATTCAGGCTGGCGCCTGGAGAAATTAATAAATATATTGCTGCATTATCAAGTGCAAAGACGGAAGGGCAGAGACTAATCGTCGCTAGAGATTATGCCTTGCGGCTTGAGAAGGAGGTTTTACGAGTAACTGGAGACGCGGCGGCAGCGGCATTAGCAAGAAGTCAGTTTTTAACGGGGCAGGGTTTGCCTGCTGAAGTAGCCTTATTGAAACAGATTAGGGAATTGACTGAAGACCAGAAAAAGATTGCTGCAGATTTGACGGAGCGGTCTGATCAGTGGACCCAAAAGACGGGTCAGGTCGCAATTAATATGACTCGTATTTCCGACATTTTCAAATTAGAGGCGATGGGACCAAATAGTTTGATGAGCCAAGGATTGAATGCTGCGGTGCTTGCGTCAAATACCTTGGCCGATAATCTTGAGCGAGCATACAGGGCAGTAAAAACACCTCTGCCTAGTGGTTCCTGGTGGAATCAATTGAATCCATGGAACCAGAATATGATTCAGCGTGAACAGGAGGCATTGGGGGCGATTGATCCTAGCAAAGCCCCACCTGCTACGTTTGATGAGCGATTTGGTGGCGCACGCGCATCCGGTGGACCGGTCAAGGCTGGTCAAAGATACTTAGTGGGCGAGCGCGGGCCTGAGATGTTTACACCCTCGACGGGTGGCGATATTTTGGCGAACATAAATGAGGATCGCCGCAACAAGTTGATGGAAGAACAAACCGTACAGATGATGAATCTGACGGACGAATTGAAGCGCATCAACGACGCTCTGTTGGGCAAGAGAGGCGGCGGTGGAGGCGGAGGCGGTGGTGATCTCGCTGCGCAACTAGGCATAGGTAGTATCGGTGGTGGCGGAGGGGATACTCGTTTTCCCGGCGGGGGTAGCGGACCAGGTCTTGGCAGCGGAGGCGGCGGTGGGGGTTTTGCTGGTTTTGGCGGTGGGGCCGGTGGTGGCGCAGCTGGTGGTGTAGCTGGTCACGCGGGTGGTCAAGGCGGTATTGCTGGCATCGGTGGTCTCGCGGGCATTAGCGCAGCGCAGGCTGGTGTGCAACCTAAGTTTCCTACTGGCCCTGCTAATGTCGGTGGTCTAGACGCGGAGTTTGTTACGCGTTTGAACAAGGCTTGGGATGATATGAATCCTGAGCAGCGTGCTTCTTGGAATATGGCGTTCAAATCGAGCGGTCATCGCACACGTGAGGATCAAGAACGTATTTGGCGTGAGTCTGGTGGCGGTACTCGATATGCTGCGGCACCGCCTGGTCATTCGCGTCATGAGGGCGGTGCAGCCGTTGATATTCAGAGAGGCGCAGCACTTAACTTCTTACAGACACAAGGACACAAGTATGGACTGACTGGCATCTTGGGCGGTTTGGGCGGACGCGACCCAGTTCATATTCAAATGGCCGCTGGTTTCCAAAATTTGTTTCAAGGCGGTGCACAACAGGGAATACAAGCAGGTACCGCTAATGTTGGCCCAGGTGGCAACGCGGCGCTGGCACAAGCACGCCAGGCTGCAGTTGGGGCAGAGTTGCAGAACCCGCAGATACAGCAATTGTTAATGGCTTCTGCTGCGGCTGAGGTTGGGACAAGCAACCCTGGCGCTATCCAGGCGTATATGGAATCTGTAACTAATCGTGCTGCCGCGACAAGGACGCCACTTGCGAATCTTTTGACCAATCGTGATGCTGCGGGCAATTTCAAAAGATATTATCCTGGCACGACAACGAGCAAGCTGGGTCGCCAGTTTGCTGGTCCGTTGTTCCAGCAGATGAGCAGTATTATTAGCAATGTTATGGGCGGCTCTAATGTTGCGCGGCTCGCAACGGGAAATGAGTCTGGCAGCGTGCGTTCTGGCGGTGCACCAATTGTAGCAGCTGCGGGGGGCGAGCGGTTTGTTATTGAGAACTGGACCAAGGCTTGGGCACAGAACATGGCCACTCAAATGGCCCAGGCAGGCTATCGTGGCGCGGCACAAGCCTTCCAGCAGATGACTCCGGCGATGCAGGTTGCTGCGGCAAATGCGAGCGTGGCACGTGGGCAGGCAACAGCAGCCCAGCAACAGTCGCAGAATGCAATTGATGCGGCACAGCAAGCAGGCGGCGGTGGATATCCTACAGATGCGTCTGGAAAACGAATCTGGCCATCGCAGCAGGGGCGGGAGCAGGAACAAGCTATCAAGCAAGCCACTGCTCTGAGCGAGGAGCAGCGATTACAAGCTGATATTCGCAGGCTTGAGCGCGCGACGGGGGAAACCAGAACTTACGCGCGCAGTGGTAGACGAAGTGGGGTTGGCGGGGAGGCTGCGCCACTAGGCGGCGCGCGACCACCTTATGTACCCTTGCCGCGCAGGGATCCGCGTGGTGGTGGTATTGGTCCACGCTCCAGAGACGGTACTGGTGGTGAGGCAGCACCAATTGGGGGTGCGCGGGATCCAAGAACACCGCTACAGCGTAAACAGGCTGAGTTGGAGCGCGAGCGCGAAGCGTTGCGGCAGCTGCGTGAGGCGCGTGAACAGAAAGCTGTTCAAGATATAGATGAGGCTGTTAAGAATACCCAGCGTGAACGCTCGATTCTAACTGGACGTGGGCAGGACGAGGATAATGAGTCAGGCATTGAAAAGCAGAATGAGCGTGAACGTCTGCATGAGCAAACTCGTGAACGCACCAAAGCTCAAACAGGGGTAGATATTGGTCCACGGAAAACAGGGCCGAAAGATCAATCCAGATTTGACGATACTGATCGCAAGTCATTTGATAAGGATGGTAGTTCAGTAGCTGTCAAGGGCAATCTTAACGCTACAGTCACAGTTAAGGCGCCAAAGGGTACCACAGCAGATGCTAAGGGCGATGGCGTGATCAAGAAAACAAGCGTGGTTCGTCAACATCAGATGGACCCAGCACAGAGCAGCACTAATGAGGAAGAATAGTGGCATCTATTCGTGACCTTCATAACCCTTGGCGAGACGATTTGTTGCCTGCGCGTTTTCGCGGCTCAGCATTTTTTCATGTCGAGCAGGGGGCCATACAGAGTGGCCGTCGCATCGTTGTCCATCAGTTCCCCAAGCGTGATTATCCCTATGCTGAGGATATGGGGCGTGAGGCACGCGAGTTCTCTGTGCGCGGCTACTGTATCAGCTTTCCTTATGACACTGATATTCCGCTCTATCAGCGCGACTATCGCGTGGCTCGTAA